TTTCGAAGCCTTGCGTACGCAGACCCTCGGGGATGATGGTAAACCTCCTCGTGGTAAAAAAGAACCGGATATGGGTAAACCAAACTCCAAGGATCAGTTTAATAAGGAAGCACAGGAAGAATTGCTGGATTTACCCGGCATGGCTTGGATGAAGGAATTTATAAAACAATAATTTTTTAAACTCATGGCAGGAGCTTTGACAACGAATTTCAACTATATCTATGATGGTATATTGACAACGGAAATATATTTTAAGCCTGTGCTGGATGTGCTTGCACTTTCAGACCTGGCTATAATCGACCCAGGTATTAGCTTTAAAAAGCAATACAATGTGGTTGGTACCCTTAATAAGATTTTGAAACCTTATGCGGGTTGTGATCGCACGTTTACAGATGGTGTACCTATCAGTAACGTGACACTTGAAACTGAAGAGTTTGAAGTAAACATGCGGTTTTGTAAGGATGATTTTACAAACCAATTGTCTGGACAGTATAACATCCTTGCTCAGGAATGGTTACGCACAGGTGTACGCAGCTTTGATATAGGAGGTACTCCGGTAGCTTCTGTGATCAATCAAATGATTGAGTACGCATTGCGTAGAGACGTAGCCAGACGTATATTCTTTGGTGACGTAGATAGTGGGTCTGCTGACTGGAATACAATCAACGGTATGATTACTCGCTTGATTGATTCATCTGGAACGGCTTCTACTTATTGCGTGAGACGTGCATATACACCACTTGGTACGGGTACACTTGCTGCAGGTGCCGGTTTGGCAATCCTTCAAGCGATGTATGATTCCGCATCAAACTTGCTGAAGGCACAACCAGGTAAGTATTTTGCGGTGACTGGTTCTATCTATGATAGCTACGTGAAGTCTCTGCAAGGTGTAGGTAACGTTACTGAAGCAGCATTTACCAACCTGCAAAATGGTATGAAAGTGGTTACTTTCAATGGTATACCTGTGATACCAGTACGTGTGTGGGATGAAGAGTTGGCAGATTCTACTAACCCTTTATACTCTACTACCCGTCACTTTGGCATGTTGACTATCAAAGAAAACCATATCATTGGTGTAGAGAACGGCCCAGATCTGAATAAAATTGAAGGTTGGTACGATCGTGAAACCCGCAGATATAAGTTTGAGGGGGATATGAAATTTGGATACCAGTACTTACACTGCGATCTCGCAATAATTGTATACTAGACCATGGCGATAGAAACGTGTAAAGCAACATCAGGCATAACCAACTCATGCGAAGATTTACTTCGCGTGGGAGGTGCCGACCAAACTTTTTGGGTTGGTTATTTGTCCGAGCTTACTACGCGTTTCTCCATATCTCAGATAGCGGATATATCTTCACTTCCGCTTTCGATATATAAGGGGTTACGCAGGTTTGATGGACAAAAGTTTTCGCATTCATTTGGTTCCGAGTTGGTAGTGGCTGCCGGGGGTAATAAATCCTACAGGCATATATTTGTAGGAAAGCTTTTAGCAAATAGCACTGAGGATGATGTAGTATTACAAAGCCTTGCTTTGGGTACGGACATCTTTATTATTGCTCAGGACAACAATGAAGGATTTTTTATACTTGGTGCCTCCAAGGGTTTACAAGCGGAATCGGATGTACAGAATACGGGTAATACCGGGGATGCTGATGCATCGGATACCATAACGCTTACCGGATCAGAACGCACGAAACCATTGCGTTTCCGGGTAAATCAGAGCGCAACAAGCTATCAGGATACATTGAGTTATATTCAGGCTAGGGAAATTTAAAATTTCTTTGTAGCATTGCACATCCGTGTAACGCTTTTAGTCTGATAATTAAATTTGAAAAGACCTCACAGGGGTTGAAGGGATACACGGATTCCGGATACTTTTGTGGGGTCTTTTATATTTTATGAGCCGTGAAGAACTATATAAAGCGCTTCAAGAATCAGGGTTGTTTCATCGCATCGGTAAACATCCTTTATGGATCAAGGCCTTTGAAGCTTATAACCAGGATCACCCTGAAGGCAGATTAACGGACTATGGTTGTGGTAGGTGTTTTACAAAGGTGAAAGAATGGCTAGCAAAGTAGAACTATATCAGATATACTATAAGGAAGAGCATCGTACGGAGTTGTATGATTTCGCTTTGCCCCTAATAACTACTAGTCTAACACCATATTTTGAAAATGCTATAATTAACACCTTTATACCTATGTTTCAAGGGGACATTAAAGTAGGTATATGTTCTTGGCGATTGAAAGCAAAACGTGGTGATGCTTTTCGATTGGTTGATAAGACATTAACACTTGAAAAGTTGGAAGCCTCAGACGCTGATGTTATTGTACTTACACCACGATCCCCAAGTCATAAGATGTTAGAAATGTCCTCGCAGTGGCATGGTAAAGCCTGGGATAATGCTATAGCCGATTTGAGAAAATTTATCTGTATACCCAAAGAGGTAAAACACGCTATATATGAAAATCATTTTGTCACTCATTTGGATTTGTATAAAGAGTATGTTAATAGCGCCCTTACTCCTGTTATGGAGTATATACGCGATAGGGAAGTATACTTTGTGGATTCCGGTTATGCAAGTGTTAAATCAGATGCGGAGAAGCAAGTTATCAAAGAAAAGTTAGGGCGTAACGATTGGCCTATAGCTCCTTTTATACTTGAAAGATTATTTTCTATTTGGATCAATGATAAGAATTTAAAGGTATCTCCACTATGACCATTGGATTACTACACCCTTCGCGAGGTCGTGCGCAAAAGAGTTTTGGCACGGTTATGAACTGGATTAAGAAAGTTAATATAAATTCGGGTATAAAAATTATAGTTAATCTAAGTTTGGATAGTGATGATCCCCAATTAAGTCTCTATGTAAATTTATACAAGGCATATAAGTTTGAGGAAGTGGATTTATGTATACATATAAATCGAAATACGTCTGTAGTGGAGGCAACTAATATTGCAGCGCAAAGAGATAAGGAGTCAGACATATTTATTTACTTATCTGATGATTTTGATTGTCCTAGTTATTGGGATTGGTTAATAAGTACTTATTTTACAAGTTATGATTTTATACAGCACATTTGCGTTGGTCCTGAAATGTATAGGCCTGTATTACTTAAAGTAGATGACTGTTTACAAAAGTTTGAAGTGCCTGTACTTACTATACCCATCATGAACCGTGCACTATATAATCAGCTTGGTTACTTCTGGCATCCTGCATACAAGTCTATGTTTGTAGATTGTGATTTATATGAAGTGTGTAAAAAGTTGGGTGCCCTAAGACTTGCCCCGGAGCTTAAATTTCCTCACTTGCATCACTCAATAGGTAAGTGCGAAAATGATGAAACCTATCGTGCGAGTGAGGTTAACTGGGCACAGGGGGAAACTATATTTAGAGAACGCAGAGCAAAAGGATTTCCAATACTATGAAGAAGGCATTTATAACGGGTATCAATGGTCAAGATGGTAGCTATCTTACTGAGTTACTACTATCGAAAGGTTATGAAGTTCACGGGTTAATTAGGCGTACGTCTAATCCTTTGATGGATAATTTAAAGCACCTGGCAAGTAAAATTCACTTGCATCCTGGGGATATGACAGACTCCGGGTCTATACAAAAAGCTTTAGAAGCTGTAATGCCTGAGGAAATATATAACCTTGCGGGTATGAGTCAAGTACGTTGGTCCTACGATGTACCTTCTATGACCATGGATGTAAACTGCCTGGGTTTGCTTAGAATTATAGAGTCTGTCATGTCTTTAAAGCTAGACGCTAAGATATACCAAGCATGCTCTTCTGAAATGTTTGGTAAGGTTCAACAAATTCCACAGACAGAAAATACTCCTTTTTATCCACGATCCCCATACGGAGTTTCCAAAGCAGCATCTTACTATATGGCTCGTACCTATCGTGAAAGTTATGGTATGAAGATATACTGTGGTTTTTTATTTAATCACGAAAGCCCTCGCAGAGGTGAAGAGTTCCTGAGCAGAAAAGTATGTATAGGTGTTGCGGAAATAAAAGCAGGTAAGCGTAAAAAATTGGTACTGGGTAACCTTGATGCGAAACGAGACTGGGGATATGCCAAAGAGTATAGTGAGTGGATATGGAATATTATGCAGCACCCTACGCCTGATGATTTCGTGATAGCAACCGGAGAAACACATTCTGTTAAAGAATGGGTACAGCTTGCTTTTGAAGTTGCAGGTATAAAGGATTGGGAAAATTACGTAGAGTACGATAAGTCGTTAACACGTCCCGCAGAAGTAGATATACTTATAGGGGATTCTCTTAAAAGCAAGACTGTTTTGGGCTTTGAACCCAAAGTAAAATTTAAGGACTTGGTGGTTATAATGACGGAAGCAGAACTAGAAAAACATGGAGTATTATAATTTAGTATCTGAAGATCACAGGCGAGCACTATATGAACTTGGTGCCGGGGGTAACTGGGCAGTGTTAAAAGTCGTGATAGTAAAAGCGGTTACATCTATAGGAAACCACTATCATAAGAATAAACGTGAGTTATTTTTATTGTTGGAAGGTAGAGGAAATGTGATTATAGATGGTAAAAGTACCAGCATTACTAAAAATAGTTCAATTTTAATTGAGCCTATGCAGATGCACTCTTTTATTTTAGATGTAGGCTCCGTATTACTATGCTTAGCCTCTAAAGATCACGACCCCACAGACGACTATAAAATATGAAGCTTGCTATACTTATACCTACACTTCCCGAACGAGCAAATCAGTTTAAGGGCATATATCAAGAGTTGCAAAAACAGTGCTTAGCAGTTGAGGGAGCTATATCCATAATTTATAATGACTCTGGTAGAGAGGTATCCACGGGAACAAAGCGTAATTCTTTGCTTCGAGATGCCCGTACGCTAAAAGCAGAGTACGTTTGTATGGTCGATGATGATGATATAATATCTCATGATTACGTACGTAGTATCATGGAAGGTGTTAACCAGGGTGTGGATGTAGTAACTTTTAATGGTTACATGACTACTAACGGTGCTCATCGTGTGGATTTTGAAATACGTTTAGGTGAGAACTATGAGGAGCGTGGGGGTAAATATTATCGTTACCCTAACCATTTATGTGCTTTTAAACGCGAGCTTGTAGAGCATGTACCATTCGAGGATATATACATGGGGGAGGATTATAGATGGGCCACTAAAATCAGAGACCTTGGACTGCTAAAAACATCCTATCATATAGAAAAACAAATCTATCATTACGACTATAAAACAAAATAAAAAAAATGGGATACACTGGACACACCATAGTACACATAAGTGCCCTACTAAACAGCAAGGATATAACTATAAATTCCATTTGCGATCTTGGGGCACAGAATAATTTCACCTTGCAGGATACACCCTATATTTCAGAGTGGTATGAAAAGCTGGGTAAGGAGTATATGTGCATTGATCTTAATGGGGAAAATCATGCAAAAACCTGGGATTTGGACAAGCCTTTAAAGACTGTTAAGAAGTTTGATTTAGTGGTCGACGCTGGGACTAGTGAGCATACCCATGATTACTATCAATGCCTTGCCAACATAGATCGCTTATGTAAAGTTGGTGGCTATATATACCGAGAAAACCCAAAGACTAAGAACTGGCCTAAGCATGGCAACAACTACATAGACACAGAGTTTTATATACAGCTTGCCAAGGTAGCTGAGTACGAACTGGTCTTCTTAGATGAGAACGCAGCTATGGGAAACATAACAGATGGATGGAACATCACCGCGATTATGCGTAAAACAAAAGCTGGATTTATTGACCGTGAACAATTACCAACCTACTACAATGTATAGTCAAAACGAAGAAGAAAAGTATATCCTTGAATACTTCGGTATTCGTGATATTAAAGGAACATTCCTATCCATTGGGGAGAATGATGGTATAACGTTTTCAAATGTACGTGCCCTTGCAGAGCGTGGTTGGGATGGTGTATGTATTGAACCGGCACCTATAACTTTTCAAAAGTTAAGTGGGTTGTATCATTTTAATAGCTTAGTTGCACCTTATAAGCTTGCCATAGGTAATATAGATGGTATGATCAGTATGCAAGCAAGTGGTACCTTACTCGGTAAGGGGGATACTGATCTAGTTAGTACCATTGTGCCTAAGGAAGTTAAGCGTTTTGAAAACGTAGTGCACTATGAGACTATAGCCGTAGATTGTGTAAGATGGGAAACTTTCCAAAAGTTATACGCGCAACAGGTTGCCTATGACTTTATATCTATAGATGCTGAGGGTATGGATTGGAGTATACTTCAGCAAATGCAGGACTATTGTACACTTGACTTTGCTTTTATGGTATGTATTGAATGGAATGGGGATAATGAGCTAGCAGCAAAGTACCACAGTATACTTGATGTAAAGCAGGGCATGAAAGTAATATATACCTCTGGGGAAAACTTAATTTACGCGCGATGAAAGCTTGTGTAGTATCTTTTGCCGATGGTGTTGGGCAATATCAAAAGCGTATGCAACGTTTAGAACAATCTTTGAAGGGAAATTTTAATGGGGACTTTCTGGGGTTCACTTCTTATAAAGACATTGGTTGTGAACCACATTCCGAAGTGCCCTATAAGTTTAAACCTTACGCAATTCAAAAAGCTATTGACTATGGTTATGATATCGTGATATGGTGTGATAGTGTGGTATATGCGAAAAAACCTATGCATGATTTTATTCAGTATTTGCTTATTGAAGGGAATGCTTTTTTTGATAACATAGGGTATTCTATAGGCGATTATACTAACGATAAAGCACTAGATCATTTTGGTATACATCGTGATTATGCTTTTAGTATACCTATGATCATGGCTTGTTGTATGGGGTTTAATTTCACAGGAGTAGGTAAGGAAGAAAACTTATCTCTATTTACGGACTACTTATTATTATCTGATAACTTATATCCAGGTGAGTGGAACAATGATGACCTTACGGAAAGTGAAGATATGCGATGCAAAGGGCATAGACATGATCAAAGTGTAATGAGCGCTTTACTACATACACATGGTATTACAATACTTAAAGGTCAGGAGACATTTTTTGCGTATGAAGAGCATCGTAGAGTAATGCCTATAGCAGATTCAGTTTGTTTATTTTCGGAAGGGTAAAAAGTAGGGCAGTCAGCACACTACCCTACTACATGAAAATTACCAGAACACTTTAAAATTAACTATATTTTACCTATGAAACTAGCAGCCGTGTATAATGTTTGGGGGGATAGTTTAGAGATATTGCCCTGCTCTATAAAAAGTATTATAGACTATGTGGATTTAATTATAGTAGTCTATTCTGATTATTCAAATTTTGGGGAGTTTAAGAAATTTGAACTTCCTGATTGGTGCTCATTTGAGAGTGATAAAATAAAGCGCTATAAGTATGATCATGTTAATGGCTTTAGTACGATGTCTGGTATGGAGTCCGAGCGTAGTAAACGCAATTTGGGTCTTGCCATGGCTAGGCATGCAGGTTGTACGCACATTATTACTATGGACTCGGATGAGTTTTATAGACCTGAGGATATAGGGTATGCAAAAATGTTAATGCATAGGGATGTATCTTTGAATGGTATAGTTGTAAAGTCACAGGTGTATTTTAAACGTCCGGATTTAACCGTAGGTGAGGATGTAACGTTGGTGCCTTTTATTCATCGAATCACACCAACGTTAAAGTATGAAATGAATAGGCGTTACCCCTATGCTTGGGTAGATGGGCAAATACGCATTGATCCTACCAGGCAATTTAATATAAACAGTGGGGTAGCCTTTGAGAAGTACATTATAATGCACCACTACTCCTATGTCCGTAAGGACCTGGAAATAAAAATACGTAATTCCTCTGCCCGGGAAAATCTTGAAGTCTCCACTATTCGGGAGGATTGGGCAAATGCTGAAGAGGGATATTTTTGTAAATTCTATAATCGCACATTAACCAAATGCGAAAATTTATTCAATCTGCCCTTAAGCTTTTAACGGGTCTATGGCTGGTAATTCGTGGGCATAACCGGGTACTATCCCGATCGCGTTTGCGTATCTGCCAGGTATGCCCGGAGCGTAAAAATTTTCGTTGCAATGAGTGTGGATGCTTACTTATCTCTAAAACCCGCCTAGTAGATGAAGAGTGTCCATTACGCAAGTGGTAACGTAGTACTACACTTCTTTTTTACTTACAGACTTAAAATCTTTACTTTTAGTCTGTGAGAAAACCAAAGTCAAAAGTTCCTCAAAAACGTAATGGTGTTTATGCATCCCCTAAAGTTTATGGGGGCAATGATCCCGTTGCACTTAAACGTGAAGCTACTACCAATTCGCAAAAGAACTTTGCTGAAGATACCATACTGTTTGGTGATGGTGATAATTTGCCCCTTCGTATTGCCCAGGCAGTGGAAAATAGCCCCGCAGCTTCATCCTGCCTGGATCGTTGGGGAAAATTTATTAAAGGGGCTGGGTTCTCTAACCCTGAATTAGAAAAAATAAAGATCGATTCCAAGGGGACAACCCTTTGGCAGTTGCATTGCTCTTTGGCTGAGTCCCTGGCTACTTTTTGGGGCTTTAGTGTAAATTTTAAATTCAATGCTGAAAACGTCCCACGAATTACATGCGCGTACTCCATGGGGTTTGAATCCGTACGCTTTGTTAAACCAGTGGATGACCTTAGCGATGAAATCACACACGTAAAGCATAACCCTTATATAGGTACCCAGGATTACCAGTTAAAGTACTCCAAAGAGTACAGACTGTGGAATTTGGATGCGGTCAATGATGATCGTAGGATGCTGGAAGATAAAAAGACCTATCCAGGACAAGTGTATTATTTTGGCAAAACAACACCCATTCATAGATTTTATCCTGTGCCTCGGTATTGGTCTGCAAAGAATCATATCCGTGTGGATGCACAAATACAGGAGTTTAATACCACAGAGCTTGAAAATGGTTTCTTTCAATCGGTATTAATCAATGTTATTGGTGATCCTAATGAATGGTCCCCTGATCCGGAATCCAGAACTAAAACTGTTTTGGATGATGGTACGGTAGAATACACCCCTACTAAAACCATGGGGCAACAGTTTGATGAGCAGATGAGTGAGCAATTTTCAGGAGCGCGTAAGTCAGGCACAGCCATGGTACTTTGGTCTTTGAATGCTGATTCAACTGTTAAAGTAACGGCTTTTCCAACCACTATAAATGCAGATAGGCTTATAGCCGTTCAGGATATTACCACCAAAGAAATAACGATTGCTTTTCAAACACCTTCCATCCTTGCTAATATTAGCGAGGGGGTTTCTTTGGGTTCAGGAGGTTCTGAAATGCAAAAGGCCGTTGAACTCATGCAGGCAAACACTTTGGAGTTTCGAAAAGTACTGGAAGATTTTTATAATGATATCCTCCTACCTAATTTGGTACAGCCTGTACTTGAAAAAATAGCCATCGTAAACTATACCCCAATCACGGTACCGGTTGAAATTAACGAGCTGGTTTGGGAGTTTATGAATGAGCAGGAAAAGATAGCCTTCATTAAAAAGAACTTACCAGGTATTGAGTTATTCCGTGCACCGGCTATCCCTGGCCAACCAGTACCGGGGGAGCAGGCACAAATTAATAACGCTCTTACCAATCTTTCCGGTAGACAGTTAGAGGGTATACAACGTGTTATTCGTAAATTTAATAAGGAGCAGCTTACTTTCGAACAAGCTAAGGACCTGTTAAAGACCGGATTTGGTTTTACTGATGAGCAAGTGAATACGTGGCTTATAACCCCAGATGAAGAATGATTGACTTGATACCCATGTCTTATTTAAATGAAGCGTGTTTCTTATCGTTAAATACCGATGATAAGAAGTATCGCATGTGTTTGAAGATGGCCCAGGATGATTTAAAATTATATCTGGGAACGGATTTCTATAATCAAATTGAAACACAGTATACGAGCAATACATTGTCAGTAGCTAACAATAGACTCTACGAAACTATCAAAGATGCCCTGGCTTGGAGGACATACTACAATTATTTGAAGTTCGCCAATGTAGATGCAACACCTACAGGTATACGCGTGTTTGATGATGAAAACAGTAGTATAGCTGATAACATACAGATGTACTCTTTGGAAAAGAACGTGAAAAATCGGGCAGAGCAGTATCTAACTGTTATGACCAATGTATTGAAAGCTGCACCTGCGGACTATCCATTATGGAAAAGCTGTTCAGGTCCCAAATTAATGTTCTCTATCACTTCCGTGTCCGTAGATAGGAGAACCAAGGATATAATTAATATTCACAAAGCGATAGACACGAACGAATGAAGAAAGCTACGTTTGATCCTGCTAAAAGATTAGACCTGTATTTTAGAATTAATCGAAATGGTTCTAAGGCATTTAACTTTTTAAATGCAGACGGTAGCGTGCGTTCATTAATATATCAAACGTATAGCATGGTTATTAGTAACTATGCCGGTGGTGCTACGCTTATAGATATACCTTTGGTTATAGCGGGCAATGTAATTACTGCTACTATAACCGAAGTACTTTCCCGTGTAAATGAAGGGGAGTACTTTTGGCAATTAATTCGAACAGACACAGGTAAGACATATCTTACAGGTAAAGCTATATTCCACAATGGTATCTTTGATGGTATAGAAACGGATTCCACAGATATAGTTATATCCGATAACACGGAAACAATAAATATAACTATATCTGAAAGTGGTACCGGGGGATCATCGGGACCCGTGTACACAAGTGGTAATGCTGTAGAAGTTGGTTCAGATAATAAAGTTGGATGGGGTAATGAATTTACTAAAAATACAACTATACCGGGCAATACTGTAAACGTGCAGCTTGGTACCACGGAAAGCCCATTGAATAGATTTCTATTTCGTGTAGCTGATTTATTCGAAGTGCTTATGCCCGCGGGGGGAACTTGGCGTACTGTAGTAGGCACGGCACAATTTATTATAAACAGTGTATCTATTGGTATACTACATGATAAGCTTATACAATTTCAAAAAGAGGGGGCCACTAGTTCAGTACTGGATATAATAACCGAAGATACAGAAGAAGTTAAACCACAGGTAAAGTCTAATGTTCCTATTAAGTTACAAATTATAAGTGACCCTGCTGTATTGGAAGCAATGGACCCTGCATTATATGAAGGGGCTATGTTATATCAAAGATTCAATGGACTTGGTGTATTATTTTCTAATGGAGAGCGTTGGGCAGACTTTATACCGTACACTTTACTTGAGGTAGTAACCTCAGCGGTAACCTCCGGGACAGCCCTAACGTCTATGGGGAGTGTAGAAATAGGCACAGGCCCAGTTAATAAGCCAAAACCTTACGACAAGTTTATAGCTACTTGGGTAATAGAGTTATTGACTACTACGAGCACACGATTCTTTTTACGCGTTGGTACCACCGTAATTAATACCACAATTTTTGATTTTACCAAAGCTAGCCCTTCGCCTGGTGTATACGCCATAACTGCGGAGGTGTTGGTATTACCTGATTTAAACACACAGCACATAACTGTAACTATGAAGGCTATAGCGGACCAAGGTGCTGCATACCACATTGTAAGTAGTTATAGTGTAACCGAAATTTCAGATGTGTGGCAATTGGATTTTAGAATGTCTACGGCTGTTAATGCCCAGGCAGTAAGGAGACTTAAAACATTTGAAGTATATCATACAAGCGCGATATAGAAACATAAAACTATGGCAACATCAATAAAAAATGGTCAACTTGTATCCTTGGGTAATACCAATGATACCGAATTAAGTATTGGGGATACCGCTATGTATCTTAAACTATATACCACGGCTTTTATAGAAGTGGTTAGCGGCACAATTCAATTTAGCTCTGGTGAGGCTATAACTTCCGAACATCGCGCATGGCCCGCAGGAAGTAAATTCCCATTGAGTTTTATAAACGGTCTTAACTTACACGCTAAACAAGCAAGCGGTGCAGATTCCTTCGTTATCACTATCTAAGCTCCTCCTGTGGTGGGGAGCTTTTGGGTCTAATGATACACCTCCATTAGAGTATGAGGAGATACCAGCAGCACCAAGCTTTAGCTCTCCGGCTACAATAACGGATTCTGTGGGCAACTCTTTGGAGTCCGGGGAGATTGCAGGTAATGCAGCGGATATACTGTTGGCTGAAAATGCAGTACCCGGGGCATTTAATAACCGTCTACGTCCTAATGGTATATCTAACAGAAGATTTAAATCCGCTGTAGGTCGTATTATGGTTGGGGGTAATAATGTTACCACCGGTCAACAAACCATAGCGCCTTTAAATGGTTCTGATAATTTGAAGTATTACCATATTGGTATAAAGGGTAACGACAACCCAGCTACTACGGGTATATCCGGATTCAATCATTTAGCCTCTGCGGGTGGTACAACGTTAGAGCTACACGATGCAATTATACGTAATACCAGTTTTGCTTGTGTTCAAATAAACCAAAGTACTGATGGCGTAAAGTATGCTTCCATCACCCTGAAATATGTACGGGGTTTTGGTTTTCTTCCTACCGATCCAGAGGGAGAATGGTTCTATATAGGCTCTACTAACAAGGCTTCCAATCGTTCAAAAATTGAGATACTTATAATTGAACATTGCTTTGGCTATAATAAGTATCGCGATGGTTTGCAAATTACCTGGGCCAAAGATATGCGTGTTACTAATGTGACCGTATTTAACTGTGGTATAGGTGGGTTGAACGGGCAGAATAACTTGTTCCAGGTACATAATAGCAATGGGTATGTAAACAATAGTTTATTTTTCTGTGGTGCTGGCAAGACAGCAAAACCAGGTGAGATATTTGCGCAAGGGGTAACCTTTGCAAATGGGTATATAGGTTGGGCTGTAAATGAACCGGTTTACATAGGCGATCTTGAAAGCTCGGCTTTTGGTCCCAACGGTTCAAACGAGTATGCCACTCGTGATCCAATTATATTTGATGGGTACGTGTTTGCTCCGTCTATTGCTGTAGATTACTTGGTGGAGATACGTGAACGTAATGCCAATATAATTTTCCGCAATTGTATATTTAGTAGCAACGGAAACAATATATATAATGATCAACGAGGTGTTACACCGGGCAATACCATAACGGTTGAACCATCGTGCATTACTGTAAATGCCAATGCTATTCCGGATCCTACATTTGCAAGCGTAAGTGCTGATGACGATGATACACATGGTTTAGTAACATCCTTATATCATTACAATAGAGGGTTAGGTTATAGAACCCCTGCGGCATGAGCTTAACAGAATATCAATTACTTATTTTGGGTGTTCTGGTTTTCATGAACATCATCTGCGGCTATTTAGTGGTGTACTTATCCTACACCGCAATAGCCTATAAAGAACTGCGCGATAAAATTTCTGAAGCGGTGCAAGATGGGGATGGTGTGTTTCATTGGAAGGATGCCAAGGCATTTGGATCATTTGTAGCCGGCTGTTTATGTGCAATTTTTACCATGAACTTAGGGGGCATATTTGCAATGTTCCGTTTGTTTGATTTGGGGAGTATGGCCTTTTTATCTTTATTTGTTGGTATAACATTCACACTCTGGGGAATTGCCTGGAAAAAATAGAAACACTATGAGTAAACAAACCAAGCCGAAAAAGTCAACGAAGGACAGCGGTAAGCCCGACAATCCACCTGAAAAACCTCCGGGAAGTGGAAGTAAGAAGAGAAAATAAAATTCTCCTCCTGGTATTCGGGTCTCTGGGTGTGATGGTAATATTTTACTTCATCCCTGATGGTCCTGAATACCAGTTGACCTTATCCGCGATTAAGATCACCTGGCAGAGTCACATATACTATGCCTGTGAACATATTAGTCGATTGTGTTTAATATCCGCACTTTTTTATGCCCTCCCAAAGTACGGGAAAATGTTCCACGTATTTTTTGCTTTGGAGTTTATAACGTTGATTGATTACGTGGTACGGTACAACGAGGATTTCATTACAGGCATAGATATTAATACAATAAAGCTTATCATATATGGGCTGATGATCGGAGCCCGATTGATAAGCAACCTAAGACAAAGTATTTATGAAATTGAAAAGGAAACGTGAATATCTATCTTTTGTTACTGATAAGTTTTGTGCTTGGTTTCTTGGCATCGTTGCCGGTGTACGTCTTAACATTGAGACGATTCACTCGGGCGAAGATGGCCGAGATAGAACAGATCAAGAAAATACACAATCAACAGTTCTCCGACCTGATTGGTCGCATGAATCACGAGGGGATGATACCACACGGTTCCACCGCGCTTGGGTTGATGAATCTACTTTTATGGGCGATTTCAAATTCTATCAAAGGCTTAGAGACGCTTTACGAGAAAAAGGACTGGAATACAATGCCCATTATTACCGATCTACGAGAGATTGCGATGCAAGAACTCGGCATGCTTCACAAAAAATTAGGTGACTTTTTAACATCCAAGCGTGATGTACTCAGAGATTTTAATAATGAATAATGGTAATTACTAAAGAACAACTTTCCAAGGCTCTACCCCACGCCTTTAAATCCAACATCGATAAATATTACGCTGCCCTGGATAGTGTAATGGATCACTTTAATATTGACAGCAAAGCCAGGATGGCAATGTTTCTAGCCCAGGTGGCCCACGAATCCGGGTCTTTAAAATACGTCCGCGAAATAGCTTCAGGATCAGCCTACGACACAGGTAAGCTAGCCAAATCACTTGGTAATACTCCCGAAGCAGATGGGGACGGTCAGAAATATAAGGGACGGGGATTAATTCAGTTATCAGGTTTGTACAACTATAAACTTTTGTCGGAACGCACAGGGATAGACTTTGTGAATCACCCGGAGAAATTAGAAGAACCGTATAATGCTTCGTACGCAGCCGGGTGGTTCTGGGACATTCGTAAACTGAATCCCTATGCCGATCGTAACACGCTACCGGACTTTGAACACGTGACTCGTGTAATAAACGGGGGTCTGAATGGCCTGGCTGATCGTTTGGTACGGTGGAGTGAGACAAAGAAAGCATTGGGGTTATGAGGTATATATTTATATTACTTCTTTGCTCTTCCTGTGGTGCTAACTGGCATTTGCGCAAAGCTCAGAAACACATTGATAAAGCTATAGCGTTAGGGGCAAACATAAAACGTGATACCATAATAGTTCATGACACTACATATATACCACAGACGGAGTATGATACTGTATACCAGAATGTAAAGTTGTATGATACACTGCGCTTTGAGAGTAAGCGAACCATTGTGAAGACTGTGTATGATACCTTGCATAAAAGAGTTTATCAAAAGGTGATAGAAAAACCAGATACAATTATAAAAAAGATAGAGGTTCCGTGTACTGAGATCAGTTCGAAACCTCCGTTCCCATGGTGGTGGTTACTTATCGCTTTGGTTGTTGGTTCGTTTGTGGGTTTATGGTTGGCTCGAAAATCTTAGTATAGTAGTTCGATTGCTTTTGCAGTTCGTACCCGCCTATGTCTTGCACATGCTTTGTTAAGTATTTTAGCAAACTAATCTTTACCACAAGTCTATTATAATCCTTGCGCATGAGTAACCTATCAAACCATTTTGCTTTTTTGATATAGGCCAGATTTATTTCGCAGTGACTTAATTCTTTGGCAAGTATATCCAGCACTATAGAACGAAAGGAGTACAAGTATAGTAATGGTTGAGATACTGCGGAGTGTAAAAGTATTTCCAGGATCACGGCTGCATTACCATTTTTAGTCTCACGTCTGAATCCTTTCGGTGCAGATCGCTTAATGATGGTTGTGTATACATTCATCAACCAGTTTTCGAATTGTCTGTTATCTTGTGTCATGGTGTTTTAGATCGTTGATAATTAGCACCGGCTATAAATGTTTTAATCGCAGCCTCTTTAATAGTAGATGCTATATAATGCTGCTCGGTGGCGTATTTTTCTGCGGCTTTTTGTAAGTTAATATCCTCGCTTTCCTCTGCCTTTTTAGTAGCATCCTCCAAGCCTTTTCGGTAGAAGTGATCGTAAATCATAAGCATATCATCATCAGCAAACATTGCTACATCGTCATTTTTTACACGTTCATGTAACGTCCACTCCTCTGCATTGGGAACCAATGGTTTTGAATAAGTCATTCTTTGATACCTATATTCTACTTCACCTTCTGAAGGATTACCAAAACGTTTTAGCTCTGCCTTCTTAAGCCCGCCCGATTCTTTGTCAGAGGTCAATGCATCTAATTTTTCAATATTTGATTTATCTGCCTTTTTAGGGATGATTCGGGCGATCTTAATCATTCTTGGCATTATACTTTCAGGCATACCAAATTTTCGATTTGGATTTTTAATCCACACCTTTTCAATATCCTCCTCCATGTCGATGGTGTAGATTTTGTCTCTACCTAAGTTTGGTTTAAATGTATAGTCAACTGAAAAGTCTTCGTTTTTAATATTTACTCCATACACTTGTCGCAATATCTCTGCGCATATTGCTTTTGTGTTTGTGTACTCAACTTCAATCGCTTCCTTCTTAGCGCGTTCGTTCTCTTTGTTGCATGCAGCAACGTGTTGGTTGTAGCTATGCTCCAAAAATATTATATTACCGGTTAATGTGTTCTGCATAAAGGAGCCCTTACCCAAGGGTATAGCTATAGGCTTCGGTATCCATTTCAATATACCGTCCGTGCTGTCGATGAAGAATGCTAGCTTGTTCATCGTGATGCAATTATATTTTCGTAATCAATTTTAACACCGGGTACAGGTAATCCATTTTCAAAGGACTCCTTTATCTTGCCCATATCAGGGACCATGAATACACGTGGTATAGCTGATTCATCGGTGATGATGTATATCTTTTTCTTTCTTACCTGGGCAGTCGCAGATATAGGTGTAACGGTAGCCAGTTGCTTTTCCAGAGTAGCTGTAGTTTTAATCTTGCCCTCTTCAAACTTAGCTTCAATGGCTTTACGTTTCTCTTCCTGCTTATTTGCCCAGACAAGCATACGGTTTTTCAGATCACTTTCCGCAGCCAGCAATCGTTTAGTGATTCCAGCCCAGCGTTCTTTTACAGCATCTATACCTTGCTTCAAGGGTACTAGCTCTTTATCACTTTCAATCTTAACAGTTTTTTGCTGAGCTTTGATTTGAGAAAGAACACTGGCGGCTGCATCATAATCCGCCTGGCTTTTGATTGCAAGTTTCTCCGAACTGTTAATAACAGGTCCGGCTTTCTTTTCTACCACGGCAACGGTGGTCACGGGTTTAGAGATTGTTTTCATGATTGGGTTTGCTTACGTACTATACTTACAAAATCCTGTTCACTTTTTTGTTTTTAAAATAGCTAATAATTCGTTACTAGCTAGCTCATGGGTATATACAGGTCTACCCATTTTCTCTTCTACATACTCATGAAACACTTGAAAACTGCTACAGGATACTATACCCGTGTAAGCTGTTACTATAGCCCCTTCACGTAGTGTCATGGCTTTACAGTTTTAATTCCATTCTGATATGTACATACCAAGCGCTCGAAGTTTCGCACGGTACCATTCGTATCTATATACGTGGTCTTGGTGTCATAGCAATGAATGACATAGTACATTACATCTTCATTGATCTTGCTGAATGCGTACGCCCTGGCTATTGCTTCATTCTGTGAAGTGCAGGGGATAGCTTTGAATAAACTGTCTACGGTGGTCATAATGGTTTAGTATAAAAATTCAACATTGGACACATGATCCGAAACGATTTCCTGCATGAGTAGTTTAGATAGTGCACTGGATTCACACCACACGTAACGAACATACGTGGTGAATCCTATTGTCAGGGCTTCGTAGTTTATAACTACCCCTGTCTCTTCGTCTGCGATGGCATATAATTCGTAGTCCATAGATAGGTATATTTTACTCGTTAACCGGGTTCAGGATTGCGCCATCCCCCGAACTCGCGAAAGTGTTTTTATTCTACAATTTTTTTTAATCTTTAAATTTATCCACCTGTATTGATAGCATGCACGAAAGCATACCAGTACCAAGTCAATTACATTACTGGCAGCGTATATAGTTCTGTGCCCAAATCTGTTTTTAGCTGTGATATTATAGTATGTACGTGTTTCCATGACTTTCGCGTTTAGGTTGTGTTTGATGAATCAAAGATACTAAAGTTTCGTGAAATGTCGTACAATTACTTCAAATATTTTTTACCTTTTTTCCATACATCCTCCCAATCCTTGACAATCAGATAGATACCTCCTGCTTTTGTGAATGAGGATTCAAACTTTTTCTGATCGGGCTTTTGGGTATCAGCCCCAATTTTTATTTCCCAGGCAACGGAGAGACCTTTTACAACACTCATAACGTCCCCTATACCATTGTGAAGTCCAGGTAACCATGTGCCTTTCATTATGCGGGTTCTACCTATCACGTCTGTAACCTGACTACCTGGTCTATATCTTCCCTCGCTTCCTTGTCTCCAGGCCATACCATATTTAAAATTGATCAGATCAACCAAGGCAGTTTGAAGAGCGTTAGCCGTACGATCATTATAGTTCTTTTTAACCAGGGCGTGTACCGGTACGTTGGGATGTTTTACACGTTGATCCTGATAATGCAGTTCAGATAGTTGTTGCAAAGAGATCATACTGGTAGGTTTCTTTACATATAGTTGCACTGTTAGTAAGCATAGTATGCCCACCAAACAGCTTAAAGTAAAAGTGTTCGTATAAATGGGATACCACATCGATGCATTCAGTAAGTATCTGCATGATGGGCTTTAGATCGTGGAACTCCCTCAGATACCTTATCCAATCGCCTTTGGTACTTTTATACCTCTTGTTAACAGCTAAGGAAGCGTGATGTCGCAAGCGCCTACCAGGGTTCCCGGTCTTGCCTACATACATAACACTTAATGTTAAAGGATCAATTAGACAGTATAAGGTCATAAAAATGCCCAGTATATACCTACCGGGCCGAGGTTTTTAAAAATTACTCTGCTCGACAAACAACTTTACAGCATCCATCGAAGTAGCAACAATAATGCTGACCATTACTATCGGTTCCGCACTGTTTAACGTTGTAAGTCTTAAACACCTCATCGTTAACAGGAGGACTTTCCACCATGTTAATAAATTCAGGTGCCTCATAAAACGAACCATCAAACAAATTAACAAGCGATACTTTCGAAGACACACTAACCTGCTCGGTGTTGTCGTTTTGTGAGTCGTAACCCACATCGGAGAATGACGAGAGACACAGCACGCCTACAATCGCCAGGGCATAAAACAATTTATTCATATAGTGTACAACCGCTAGTACCTGCGGTCAAAGGGTTACAATTCAGGTGGTATAATAGGTTGCCAGTATTTTACTTTAAATTCACATGGTACATCCGCAAGATCATAATCAAATACCCACCATATACTATCTTTATAGTATAGTACCATATACCTTGGTCCTGTTTCTAATTGGCATAGCACAAACTCGCTACCCTTGGGCACTGCTAACTCTGCGTTAATCCATGAGTGTTTCATTCGTCTAAATATTTATATTTTCTAAATGACATGATAGCACACCGATAGTACTATTTGGGAAGCGGTTTAAATGTAACACTATATGTATATGTTTTAAGGTCCATACCCATAATTATCTTACCTATATGCATGCCATCAAAAGCCACGTAATATACTGTTTCATCTAAATCGAAGTCATTTACTCCAAGTGTTAATCGTGCCGCATGCTCTGGTTTTATTTCGGGCTCATCAGGTAGGCACTGCTGAAGTATCTTTGTAAGAACGCTTTCCAAAGCACTAAGCGACACTTTGTGTAGGGTATTCAGGGATTCCATATTGGTCGTAAAATTTAAGTAAAAACTTCAATTCGTTATCTGCGTATTTCATTTCCATTTTGTAATCATTCACATTGACTACGTATACGCAATACGGTGCAAACTTCTGTACAAAGTAAAATTCAAAATGCTCTAAATCTTCCAGCAACATATATACCCGAGCTTGTCTAAAGTATCCATATTTTACCATGGAGTATATAATTTCTTTATAGCTACGGGAAGATGTGGTTTTAATATCTCCGCCTTTACTCTTACGCTTATTGCGCATATCTAGTGTACCATGCATGTATACACCATGTACGGTATTCTTACAAAGTACCTCTACGTCCGCACCTTTTAACATTGAAGTAAATTCTTTGTTAGCTTGCAAGGACATAGTACAACCACGTATAATTGGTTCAGTAACCGAATCGAATAGTTTGATTGGTTTCTTTGGTTCCATGGCACGCTTGTGTATCTCTGTACCAACTTGTAAGAATTGTTCACCTCCCCAGAAACCAGGTTGACCAAGTAAAGCACGTTTAATATCCGATAGCCCGGAGTTGTTAATTGATGCTCCTTTGGGTCGAAAGGTATATAGATGGTGTAGTGCTTTAGTCATAGCTTACTAATCAATTTATTAATGCGCTCAAATATAGTCTCTCTATAATAGTTACCTAAATATCTAATGTTTGCCACTTGTGCTAACACCTCTATTTCTCGCATCAACTCCTCACGACTTACATCCTGATTAGGTATTTGATTTATTATATACTCACCCCCACTTTTAAAAGCAGAAGCCAGTGAACTATCATTTATAGAGTACTTTGCGACAGCGTTATTTAATAACCTTCGTAACTCTTCTGTGCTTATATCTTTCATAAAAATATTTGGAGTTTTAAAATATCCCCCGTAGGGATTATGAAAAGGTGTTGGACTACGGGGGCACAGTGCCCGTCTGGCTACTGCGTTTATATTACCGGTTGAGAGACAGTACTGTGACCAGTTCTAGTCCCCAATAACGAGCCTACATTACTGTATGCGCTAGGAGAGTCATTGCAAATAGTGAAGTCACTGCCTGTGCTCAGCCGGTAGTTAAAATATCCGGTACGCGTGCCACCGGTAGGACTTGCGGGATTATGTTGGTGGGCTCCAACGAAACAGAAAGGGTGTGAGGATTCGAACCTCACTCGCTTGTTAGCTGTACCATGTGTCTCCTAGGTTGACACCCTTTACCAACCGGTTTTCTATCCACGTACCATACTATTATGTAACCTGAACGGGCATGCTGTGTAACCGGCAAAATGCGTGATCAGGGAAGGATTCGAACCTACATAACAGCCGGGATGGAGTCGAACCATATTTACCCGTAGGCTTTTCTTAGGCCTATACACTACTACCCGTAGTTGTACGCTGTACCTAGCTAGGGCGCGTTTACCAATTCCGCCACCTGATCATAAAGCAGGCCCGTTATACGTGGAGCCTATACGTCAACCACTACCTACTTTCCTTTCTTAGGTTTACCTTTGGTGCGTCTTGCGCTAGCGGATTGCTCAGCAGCACTATCACTTGCAAGGGAACCACTTAACAGTATATCATTTTGAAACTCCGGGGAGAGTTTGATTTTCTCCTGAGTCTTTTGAGGCAAAGCAAGGAATACATCTTTGTCGAAGTCGGCAAGATCAAACGTCACGGTTTCGTTGAATAACTCCTTTACTTTCACTTTAGGGTTTGGTGCAAATATCTCTTTAATATTCGGAAATACTTTACCCTCTGCGTTAGGCTCGGAATGCACGACTTGTACCTGGCAAGGCTTGTTTAAAAGCTTGCTATATACATCAACACTATCACCCGGCTTTACCTTAATGTTGTTGATACTCTGTATAATGTTTTTGAGTTTGGAGTCACCGGTAAGGGTGAATGTTAAATCCATCATAACCGAAAAGGGTTTTTTGTCCTTTGGTTTTTCAGGATCAAACGCATGTGCAGTGTCTACCAGTTCAGCCCAGATGCGAATCTGAGGAATTTGCTTTGGTGGCTTTCCTTTGAATTGAATGGTTTGTGTTCCCAGATCAGCAATGCGAAAAATTCTCGCGTTGTGGATTCCGGCAGGGGCAGGCGTGATGTTGCTTGCAGAGGCTTTTAATTGTCTTGGCATAAAGCTTTAAAATTAATTTTAAGATATTTAACGATACTTAACGACACAATGTTATATCTTTGTTTCGAATTAAACAAACAATTATGGCAGAAAAAATTTCAACGCCCCAAAATGATCTTCTCTACGACTTTACAAAAGCAGAACGTAAGAAGGTCGAAGACCTGTTAAAACGTGAAGGGATTAAACTGCGGCCTTTTATCCGTAAGCTGATCAGAAAGGAGCTGCAAAATGGCTGAAGTAGGGAACATAAATTTTATCCAATCTGGACTATCTAGGGACCATTTGGAGAAACTAATTATTATACTAAAGCTGGGCAAAGTATATAATGACGGTACAGATTACTACACGTGGCCGTTGTAACACGACCTAATGCAAGTCCTTTTACAGAGGAGGGTGATATAGTAGTGGTAGAGCAGCCATATACTAAAAATTGGCGATTGGCTTGGAATGGTCAAACCCTGTTCGCTTTGAATGTAAACGATTTTGAGATCATTGATAAAATATAACCTATGAGCATCTTAAAGAAACTGCGAACACATAACATCATGGGGGTGGACATAGAAACAAGTGGTCTATCCCCTTTTGATGAAAGGATTATTACACTATCAGTAACGGTAGGAGGTGAAACAGAATGGTGGGATGTACGTAAAAAATTACCCCCGCAGGAACTAATTAATACTTTTGCTGATCCTAGGTATATCAAAGTATTCCATGCATCTATATTTGACTGTACCTTTTTAGCATGGCACTTTGATTGGGAGTTCAATAATATATTTGATACTGAAGTAACCGAGAATGTTATACTGGGTATTGGTGAACCTCCTATACATATCAATAAAAACAGTGAAGAGTTTCAGCGTAACTATTCCACCAAACTTAATCGTACACTACCTCGTTATCGATTAGGCAAGATGGATAAGGAGCAGCAAACTTCTTTCGTTGGTATGACCAATGAACCATTAACACAGCTACAAATTAAATATCTGAAGCGTGATACGGAAGTTCTGGAACCTCTCATGCTTAAGCAACTTGCTAAAGGTAAAAAGCTGAATTTGCTATCTGTAATTGATCTTGAAAACAAGACCGCAGAAGTAGCTTATCGTATGCGCTTGCGGGGTATAAACTTTGATGAAAAGTATTGGTTACGTCTTGCTGCTGCTAATGAAGAGAAAGCCGAGAAAATGTATAAGGACCTTAATCGTCTTGCTAAAAACCAGGTGGATAACTGGAATAGTACACAGCAGGTTAAAAAGTTCTTTTCCATGCAGGGTATAGATATACCAAGCTTATCGGATTTAACTTTACAGAACGGAGAGACAGCACCCCAGTTTAAAGGCAGAAGTAAAACCCTTGATAAGTTTATTGAGATACGTTCACAGGTATATAAGTATATAAATACCTATGGTCGGGGATGGCTTCAAAACAAATGGGGCACTCGTAAAGAATCTCCGGTATATAAAGTGATCGGTCCCGATAAACGTATTCACGCGGATATAAGACAAATCGTTGGTACAGGTCGTATGTCTTATAGCAAACCAAACTTACAACAACTTCCTGCTAATACGGAAGGTGATCCACTTCACTCACATCGTAAAGCATTTATACCCACCAAAGGTTACGTGTTTGTATCGAGTGATTTTAGTGGTCAGGAGCTTGGTACGATGGCCGCATTATCCAAAGAACAATCGTGGATTGATACCATCCTTGCAGGGCACGATATACATTCAGTGGGAGCTAAAGGAATATATGGTGGTGAATGGGTAAGGGCTACAAAACGTAAATGTGCCTTTCCTTATAAGTGCGATTGCCCTGAGCACCAACAGATGCGAGAGTATGCCAAGACTGTAAACTTCGGTATTCCATTTGGGCTTACTGCTAAAGGTCTTGCAGAGAAAGTAAACGTATCGCGCTTCGAAGCTCAGATGATCATAGACGCCTGGCATCGCGCAGCACCTACGCTATCATCCTGGCTAAAGAAGAATGGGGAGACTGCTATCAAAACTTTTGAGGTACGCACTGGACCAACTTACAATCGCAGGCGATCCCTTGAGTTAGAACCCGAAGAGTGGAGACGCAGAAACCAGGGGTACAACACACCCATACAGGGAACCGGAGCAGATATGTTAAAGAAAGCCTTGTGGGATACACACCGGTATGTCACGGATCAAGTTGCCTTTAATTATGTGCATCCTATATTATGTGTGCACGATGAAATCATAACCGAGTCCGTAAGAACCTACGCAAAAACCTGGGTTAAAGATTTCAAGCACATTAATGAAGAAGCAGCAGCGCATGTGTTAGGTATTTCCGGACTTGTTAAAGCCTCCCCCAAAATTATGAAGTACTGGGAGCCTAAAAAAGATATTGGTATTTAGACGACATTTCACGAAACTTTACTTATATTTGTCCCATGCGAGAAACATTAACAATAAGCGGGCAACTTGGGGGATGGGATACCGCATGTTTGATCACTATAACTATTGTGAAACTTTCAACTTTATACCAGGGGAAGATATGGGACCCCAATACGAATACACTATACTTAAGTCGTGAAGCCGCTGAGGAATGGGACGCTATTGCCTCGGGGGATCATGACAAGCGTAGGGAATTTATAAGTACTTCAACATTAATAACAAAACTACTATGACTACAGAATTAAAAGATTTTCTTATTGAAGAGCTTGGACAAATCCTTCAGGGCATCAATGACTTTAAAGAAGACCTTACAGGTGATAAGGATAGAGTTGTTTCCATACTACTCTTAAGTAAAACCAAGTTAGAGACAAGTATACCTCTGGACATAAAGGAAGTATATAGCATAAAGTCCTCCTGTGCTGCGTCTCTTCCTATTATGTACGAGGACTATTTAAAGTCTGCAAATCGTATAGAACTTGCCGATGAGGTAGTGAGTAAAATATCCAATCCTATAATCATGGAGTTAGGCCGTCAAGCGAGCACGGAAGCTAAGGAGGGTCTTAACGCTATGTTGCAACGCATCAGTAACTATGAACAAATCATTGCAACGTTATGAAGCTAAAACAATCCAGGTCGATATACACTGAGAAATATCGAAGAGGTACCTACACCACTCGTGAGGCTGTTTTAGAAATAGTACAGCAGGTAGATATACTCATAGAGCTACACAGTTCGAACAAGCACGATGATGGTACCGAGTCCGTTAATATAACTATAAAAAATATCAAAGTATGAAAACAAAACCTTTTAACCTTGAAGAGGCCAAAGCCGGTAAGCCTGTAGTAACCCGTGATGGCCATTGTGTACGTATACTAGCATTTGACCTTAGGAATACTATATATCCTATATGTTGTGTATGGAGGTATGACGATGCTGATTCCCCACCGGACGTTTGGACTAGTAGGGGCAACTTTAAAGTTAGTGGTGAAGATCCGAAAGACCTACTTATGCTTGTGGAAACAAAGCAGTATTGGATAAATATTTATCGCAATAAAGACGGTATACACGTACATCACTACGCAGGATTATACCCCACTAAAGAGATTGCAATATCTAAAGCTACACCAAGTTGGGATCGGGTGGATACTGTGTTCGTTTACGAAGAGGAGGTATAAGTCATGAACTTTACATTTATCACAGGAGGAGCAGGGACGGGTAAGTCCTTTCTTCTCAACCAGAAACTTGCTAGTGAAACCAGACCATATATAGTATGTGCCCCTACAGGTATAGCCGCAATCAATGTGGGAGGTTCAACCATACATAATGCTTTTAAGCTTGACATTAATGGTCACGTTCGCAATAGTATATACCGGTCCCCTTTACGTAATTGTGAGGTGGTATATATTGACGAAGCTTCCATGATGAGTGCAGACTTGGTAGTTGCTATTCAAAAAGCTTTTGACCTTCTCAGAGTGCATCCGGAAGTAGTAGCCTTTGGCGATCTTGCCCAGTTGCAACCTGTCAAAGCAGACTACTTCTTTAAAGCTATAGAACCAACCGCTATCGAACGTCTAACCAAAAACTATAGACAAGCTGAAGACTTAACGTTTGCTGAAATATTAAACCGTATACGTCAAGGTGTAATCAAGCGTGAAGATATTATGTGGATCAATGAGAATGCTACTTGCCAGGATGAGGATATAACTATACTTGCCTTCTCAAATGCTACTGTAGATCACATGAATGCCCTCGCATTAAAGAAGTTATCTTCTGAAAACATACAAAGTGTAGGTGTATTAAAAGGTAATATGAAAGAATCAGAACTACGTGCTCCGGTTAATCTGAACTTTAAAGAAGGTGCTCAAATCATTATGCTTAATAACGATCGCGATGAGCGTTGGCAGAATGGTACGCGTGCTATTATACACAAAGCGGATATAAAACGCAAGGAAGTGGAAATAAAAATTGGTGAGGTACATCACCGTGTTACTCCCTATACCTGGTTAAAGGAGGAGGCCTGTGATCTTACACCGGAAAGAAGAGAACTGTATTTAAACCAATTAGAGGATAATCCAATGGCGGATACTCTGAAAATTAATCGCATATTGCAAACCGGTATTGACTACACCGTAGTAGGTTCCTTCACTCAGTTCCCATTTAAACTAGGCTATGCGTCCACCGTGCACAAATCGCAAGGGCAAACTCTTAACAAGGCTCACATCATTCCTGATGGTTTCGGTGGTATGCACGGTCTCGCTTACGTGGCTCTTAGCCGGTTAACATCTATCAAAGGGTTATCCCTGGAACGTAACTTAACCATGATGGATTTTAAATTTGATAAATCAGTAAAAGACTATGTATAATAAATTTGAAGAGCTGCAAGGTAAAGTCCTAAAGGATTGTATCGCAACCGAGGATGAAGTAATTTTTACTATCCTGAATGGTGAGAAGTATAAACTATACCATTCACAAAATTGTTGCGAATCTGTATTTATTGAAAGTGTAGAAGGGCATATACATGATTTAATAGGTCATGAGATACTTATGGCTGAAGAAATTAGCAATGTGGATGAGCCTCCTCTTGAGGATAGTAATGATAGTTATACTTGGACCTTCTATAAGTTAGCTACTATTAAAGGGTACGTGACTATAAGATTCTTTGGTACATCTAACGGCTACTATTCTGAACGTGTGGACTTTTGTAAACTATAATCTATGGAAGTATCATACAAGGCAACTATAAGTAAATACCTAACCAAGAAAGAGGAACATTACTATATATTTACTATACACAAGGGCAAGCCCGAAGTAGATGACACACTGCTATTGGAAGAGCTGGTGAGTCTGGGTATCTATAGACGTGCTGGTTCCGTGGTGCGAGTGATCGATAACATTATTGATGTGATTGACCCGGAGACTATACACTATATTATAAATGAGAAAACCAAAGCGCTTGAACCCTATGAAACACATGTAGGGGATAATCCTATAGTACTACCCCCACGTTCATTCCTGAATGCATGGGCTAAGTATGGTCGAGGATTAAACTTTACAAAGTCTCATATTATACAAAAGCTTCCGGAGCATGAGGCCGAAATACTAAAGGACACAAAGACTACAATGTATGTAGCCTTCACCAATGGGTATGTACAGATTACTGCTAAGGATATAAAGCTACTGCCCTATAGTACACTTAAAGGCCGGTGTGTTTGGAAGTCCCGAATGATAGACCATGAGTTAAATCTAAAAGTGAAAGGTAAATCACAGTACAGTCTATTTATAAAAAACATATCGGGTAAGAACGCCAAGCGAGAGAAAGAACTTATATACGCTATAGGGTATATGGCCCACAATTTTCATCAGGAAGCTAAAGCACGTGTGATTCTGCTATATGATGAAACGAATGTTAAAGGACAGTAGGGGGGCACGGGTAAAGATATATTGGTACGAGGTGTTGCCAAGATACGTAGCACCACCATACTGGACGGTAAGCGCTGGAAAGCTAAGGATGATAATGATAAATTCTTTGGATCTGTAACCAGTGAGACTCAACTAGTATGCGTATCCGATCCAAATAACCAAAGCCTTTTTGATGCTCTGTTTGTAAAGTCTCAAGGTCCTTTCACGAGTGATAAGAAGTACGGTACAGAGGTAAAAATAGCTATGGTGGATACACCAAAGATTGTAATTACTTCTAATATAATCTTTGACGCCTCGGATAGTTCTAACAGACGTAGGCAGCTACCTATATTAATCAATGGTTACTATCGAGATTTGAAGGTTGATATGCCCATAGTTAAAGTGCATGGTTGTGAGTTTTATACCGAGTGGGATACCAAAGAGTATAATTTATTTTACTGTACTATGATTGAGTATATCAAAGTATATCTTGGAATGTCTGAACCACAAAGAGACTTTAAAGCCATAACCACGCAGTCCTATTTGATCCGTCATGGCCTCCTCGGGCAGTTCATAGTGGACTATACCACCCCGAAAATGCCCAAAGAGATTGTCGTGTCGGAACTTGCAGAGGCTTACCAGGAAGCTTATGTGGATTTGCCTGAGGACGAAACTTTACGAAATTCAGAGGTGAAAAGTATCAATATCTCGGTGGGCGAAGCCTTACGTAAGTGGCTGGATACCAATCAGATAAAATATACTTTGAAGCGAAAAATGACCAAAAATGGTAAGCTTAGAGTGTACACTATCCTGGACCATTAAGACCGGATGGACCATCTAAATGGCGTTTCAAACTCTCTCCCGTATAAGCCTTTTTTACATATACACTCTACATATAGAAATAGATGGTCCAGGGTGTCTAGATGGTCCACGACATTAGATATAAACTTTACGACATTATGCGATACTTGGTAAGTGGTTATAAAAACGGCAAATCAAATCAGGGATTAGGCAACCTTGATTTCTTACAGTGGTCCATCGATCCGAAGCATAAAGTAAACGTGCTATCTGTTCGTAAAGGGCTTGGTAAGAAACTATATCTGGAATGTGTGTTACCCGCTGGTATATTTATGGACCGTGGTCTATACTCGTGTATTAAACCATCAGGACTATTGTATGTGGATATAGATCATAAAAGCGGTACGGATATGGTTCATGCTAGAAAGACGCTTGCGCGTGATCCTTGTGTACTTATGGTTCAAGCGTCAACCGGTGGAAAAGGTTTATGCGTGGTATATCGCATTGCCCCGGTAGGAAAAGAAAAGTATAGTTGGTACTACATGCAGGTGGAGCAAACTTTGGCAAAGAAAGGTATAGTGGTAGATAGGGCTTGTAAGAATATCAACCGTGTTAAGTTTGCTTCGTATGATCCCGATACGTATATCAATGAAAAGGCTAAAGTATTAAAGCTAACTTTTAAACCTCCTAAAATAAAGCCTGTGGAGATTAAGATTGATTCCCAGTTGAAGAAGGATATAATGGGGATGATTGGTTTACTTGAAGAGGGTAAGGTAGACATCACCGGTAGCTATAATGACTGGCTATATCTGGCAGGTATGTTTAATCTTATCTTTGGTCCCGTGCAAGGATTAAAAGTGTTTTTAACTGTGTCCAGGTTTTACCCGAATTACAACGAGGAGGAAGCCTGTAGTAAGTTTGAATATTGTAAGACGTTTAAGGATGCGAGTCCAATAAAATTTTTTAAATTATTAAGTTCTAAACCCGTGAAGAAATGAAGATGCTAACTGCTCAAGCTCCAAAACGAGAGCCAAAAGAACCCGAACCATTTATTGATACTGTGGTAGCGGTGGGGCCTAAAAGGAAAGTCCCCATAGCCCTTACGATTGAACATGATTCATTGCACCGAATAACCGGTCTGGATTACAAAGTAGGTAAGGTGTCCAAGAAAGTGGTGGTAAAGAATGATCTACTATTTGCCTGGGCAGAGTTTGAACAAACCGTGGAGGGGGCTATACATGACATGCAAACATTGCCGAAAGGAGCTAAGCGTATCTCGGCTAAAAAAGCAAAGTAGAATTTGTGCAGGATGTGAGCGCAGTATGACTCGGAAAAAGAATCCTGTAAAGGCTAGGTATGAAAATTTACGTTGTAGTGCCCGTAGAAGAGGAAAGGAGTTCACATTGGCCTATGATGTATTTTGTCAGATAGTTGCTAAGGCTGTACGCCTAATGCCCGGAGGTAGGACGCCTGTATCCCTATCCATAGATCGTATTCGTTCAAGGGAGGGGTATACAAATGATAATATCCAGGTTATGGAGTATGGTAAGAATTCGTCTGTAAAGACCAAGGAAAAGTGCGGAACCCTGATCTGGGGGCTTAACTGCGAGTGGAAAGTTTACACGTTCTTTATTGCGGATGAGGTACCTTTTTAGTAACTATGTATTCGCAAGTTTCTTTTCTGATAAATGCTAAGGTAGAGGGTAGCCCGGATTTTAAATTATTCGGGCTATTTTATTATATTTACGTCCTATGGCGAAAAAGCAACCCGTGAAAAAAGCCGCTAAGAAGAAGGCAGCAAAAAAGATTACTACAGTTTTTACAGAGGGTAATAAGATTTGGCAGTTGCGTAGTAAGCATGGCCGGGATAAGTTGTTTGCAAGTCCCCAGCTAATGTGGGAAGCTGCCCAGGAGTATTTTAAATTCATAGATGATAACCCAATCAAGAAAGTAGATTTTAAAGGAGGTTTTGCAAAACGTGTAGAGATACCGTTGCAAGCTCCATATACTATACATGGGTTATGTCTATATCTGGATTGTGGTGTAGAGTATTTTAGATGTTTCAAAAGAGACTTAAAACCAGACGATCCACAGCGCGCTGATTTTCTCCGAGTCGTTGAAAAAATTGAACAGACTATATATCAACAAAAGTTCGCCGGAGCGAGTGCAGGTATATTTAATTCCAATATTATAGCACGTGATTTAGGTCTTGCGGATAAAGTGCAAAATGAAGTGCAGGCAACTATACAGCAGGTTACCGGAATTGAAGTAAAGTAAAATATAGTATATATCATAAAACCGTGAATTATGAAAAAGCTACCTATCAACCCTACGGTACATCAGGCCGTTGAGCGTTATTGTAAAAAGAATGACTGCACCTATGTCGAGGGTAGGCAGTATTACAAAGTATATATTGGTGATGGGCATTTAGATTGGATCATTGATAAGACCAATGGCTTAGTGTATGCACCTACAGGACAGACAAGCCGAGTGCTATCGGGTGAGTTGGATGTACAGCACGCAACCATAAAAGAGTATAGCCATGGATAAGAAGATAATTGCCCGAATTATACTGAGCTTAATGGTTCTAGCTTTTTTAGTGATTCTATGTATAGGTATGGGTTGGGCAAAGTTTATAAGTCTTATGCTCTTTACTCTAGGGTTGGCATGCTTGGTGGGTATATTTATATGGTGTATAGATCAACTACATTCAGACGAATGAAACTTGTCTTCGATACACATGGCAATGAGAAGCAAAAGTTAGCTGTTACCTACTGGGTTACACGGGGTATAATAGATATACTATTTGGTGGTTCAAAGGGATCAGGCAAAAGTTATCTTGGTTGTAAGTTAATATTTGGTAATGCCCTGCTATATCCTGAGACTAATTATTTTATAGCGCGTAAGAAACTTAATGACCTACGTAAATATACTTCGGCATCTATTAAACAATGTTTTGAAGATTGGGGGTTAGGCCCTGAATATTATACATTCAATGCACAGGATAATTACTATACATTATACAATGGTAGTAAAGTATATTTTATAGAAGCAGACTTTCAACCAAGTGACCCGGATTTTCAACGATTCGGTTCTATGCAGATGACTCAAGGCTGGATTGAAGAAGCTGGGGAGTTAACCGAAGATGCAAAGAATAACTTATCGGCTACAGTTGGTCGATGGAAGAACGAGCAGTATGGTATAGAAGGTAAAGTACTACAGACGTGTAATCCTGCAAAGAACTATCTATACCGCGAGTACTATAAAAAATTCAAGGATGGTACATTAGAGCCTTGGAAGAAATTTATTCAGGCTTTACCCACGGATAATAAAAAGATTGACAAAGGATATATTGAAAATCTTAATCGTATATTCTCAAAGAATCAGCGTGAGCGATTGTTAAAAGGTAATTGGGAATATGATGACGATCCGCTAACGATGTGTGAGTATACGAATATCATTAATATATTTACCAATGAATTCGTACCACATGGGCAGAAGTATATAACGGTAGACGTTGCCAGGTTTGGTAAAGATAGTACGATCATTCGCGTATGGTCTGGGTGGCGAGTCATAAAGCGTGTGGAGTTGAATGGTAAGAATACCGTGGAGGTTGCTAAGGAAGTGAGAACTATAGCTACGCAGAATATGGTCACTATGTCGAATGTGGTAGTAGATGAAGATGGTATAGGTGGGGGTGTAGTAGATCAGTTACCGGGGTGTATTGGTTTTGTTGCAAACTCTTCACCACTCAACAAAGAGAACTTTGCTAACTTGAAAGCTCAGTGTGGGTTTAAACTGGCGGATGTTATAAACAATAATATGGTATATGAGCGTGCAGAACCAAAGGTGCAGGAGAAATTAACTGAGCAATTGGAGCAGCTTAAAAAGATTGAATCTGAATCCGTGGAAAAGAAAAAGAATATTATATCCAAGGATGAGATAAAAGCAAACATTGGTTATAGTCCGGATGATTTAGATACTTATATCATGCGTGCTATATTTGATGTGAGAATTAAAATATCAGGACCTCAAAAAATGTCTACCCATTAATTATGCTCAAAGTAACTTTCAAAACCACTAAGTCCAATGTCGAAAGATATATACCTACCCGGTGGGAGGAGGTAACATTTAAACATTATTTGGATATGCAGGATGCCGGGGATGACTATGTGAAAGTACTCTCCGTGTTTACAGGCATGCCAGAAGATGTAGTCAGAAGATCGGCCATACTACAACTGGAATCTGTTATACAAGCATTAAGTTTTATATACACTACAATGCCCATGCAGGTACCACAAAAGATACTTGGTTATGAGGTACCTAAAGATTTAGGGTTTAAAAGCATAGCACAGTTTCAGGACTTGCGGGAAGACATGAAAGAAAAGCGTGTACCGATTGAGCAGATAAAACGTTATCCCCTATATTGTGCAACCTATGCCATGGCAGAATATGATTGGCGAAAGGCTGAAGAAATGCAGGCAGAGTTTTTACAAGCACCGGCCCCGGAGGTGATCGCCATCGGAAATTTTACATTAAGGAAGTTGGTCGGCTTACGAATCGGAAAGCAGCTCAACTTCCCAAAACAAGTTACACGAGTGCAGAGGTGGAAGCTGGCTTTAAAAGGTTGGCTGATACGTTTGGATTTTTTGGTACTCTTATCACGATTGAAAAAGAGAGTGGGTATAAAAGGCATAAAATATTAAAATGGTCTGTGTATGAATTTGATCATTATACCGTGTATCTTGCACATCATACCAAGGCCGTTAAGAAATATCAGGAAATAGTTTCCAGACCTAAAAACAAACGATCATGAGTGAATTATCCGCAGCACAATTTACCGAAAAGCAGTTGATAGATTTTGGCAGGTATTTACTGTCAGATTTACGTACCAAACGTATAATAGATAACTATCAACTGGGAGAAAGTATTAGTTTGTCTGAACGTTTGAAGGAAGTCTACCATGTGGATGTAGAGAATTTTTTAGAGCTTCCACAAGTATCCTAAAAATATGGAACGTGCAGAAGTACGATCTTTCATCGAATCCGGGGTTGAGTATCTTAATCAATCTATACCTTTTAATTCAGGTAGACTTACTGAATTCAATTCCAATCGATCTAATGAATATCCTTTCGTATGGCTCGAGACTTTAGCGAGCACGGAGGATATAACTACTTCGGGAGGACCTAACGTTCAGAACTGGAATATAACGTTGCGTATTGTATTCAAAGATGCTATCGATTCTTCTCCCCAGCAGTATGAATCTTTGATTGACCAGGCGGATGTATTAGCCCGAAAGCTTAAAAAAGTCTATGATCAAAAGTTACAATCTTCAAAGCTTGTGACTCTGACGGGTTTATCCTATGATCCGGTGATAAAGGTTCATGCGGATTGCGTGACAGGAGTAGACTTATCGTTTACTTTGGAGGCTTATGATAATTCCAAATTATGTTAAAAGATGTACTGGATAGGTATGGCCGTATTGGAGTAGTAGCTTTAAAAGAAAGTATTTCCGAGGTTAGGGCTACGGGTAAAACAGAACGATCCATACATTATGTGATTCAAGTAAAACAGGACATTATATCCTTGATCTACTATGGACGTAACTATTTTCAGGCCTTGGAAACCGGGCGGGGACCTGCCAAGCAAGGGGGTGATGGGACATTCAAAGAAAACATCTATGAGTGGATGCTTGCGCGGGGCATTGGTTCAGAGCTTCCGGAAAAGAAGCGTAAACAGTTAGCAGCATTTTTTGCGTATAAGATCAACAAAGACGGGGACAGTATTTATAAACAGGGAGGGCGTACTAACTATTCCCCGGTTATTGCTAAATTAGTAGCCGAAATAAAACAGGCTGTAAAGAAAGATTTTATTCATTCGGCCATAACCCGTATAAGGCATGTCGCTAACAATACTAACCAGACCACAGCAGGCAGTAACACTTAACAGATGGCCTGCGGTTCATCTTCCGGTAGTATATCAAATTAGTACGGATTTATCCCCTAATACATCCCCAAGCAGCGGGGTGTCCTCCTACAATAGTAATGATGGCTATTTGCGTTTGGACCTGAGTAGTATAGGCACTATTAACGAATTGGATTTTATTAAGATCGTGGCCCCCAATGCTACGGAGTTTGAGGGTGTACATCAGGTAATTCAAAAAGAAGCGGGGGATGTATACACGTTAGATATAGCTTATGATAGTGGTACCATAAATTGGACTTCTTCAGTTATCACAAAGTACTACCCAAACTATCACATGAACATTCGGGTATATGCCGGTTTGATACCTGGGCACCCGTTTGCTTCTGACAAACCTATAGAACTTGCAGCGGAGTTACGAGTTATACCCGACAGTGATGGGGTAGCAACGTTTTCAATACATGAAGTATTAAAATCCTACGTGGAAACCAGGAGTACGCGTGTGGATGCTCCCCCACTTGGTGAAGTTGATGCGTATAATGATATAGCATTTTTTACGTACTTCTATATAGCGTATGCGGAAAGTTATGACTCTTCGAATGGTTATACATTGTCCACAGTGACAAGCGCGTACACTACAGATTCTTACCAGGGTATTGCTGTGAATGCCAGCTTACCATTCCGTAATGCGCAAGGAAAGTTTTTAACAGACTATATGAATAATAAATTTCTTACACTATTTGCTCTTCCCGTGTTATTTGCTTGCAGTGAAGAAACACCCCTTTGTTTTCAAGACATATCGTTTTTAACGGAATCTTCCATTAATATGAAATCCAAGGAAGAGTACTATTCAAACGGTATAAAGATTACTGAAGTTATAACGGATATGCCTGATCAGGGAGCAGGTGTATATAGGGTGCCATTACATGAATCCGATTGTGAGTATGATCGTGTAGACGTTAGTGTAACCGGAGATATAGATATACAGACCTTTCAAAATTTTGGTGCCGGAGATTCCTGGGTACCAGATGGAAGCGATAACCCTACTGTGGAGTTAGCTGCCTTTACTATAGGTGTTCCAGATAATTCCAAGATTGGTGCGGTACCTGTGTTTATAAAGTCAGGACAATCAGTAAGTATACATTACAAGTATATAGTAGCTAATGTACCAGGCAGTGGCTGGATAGTACCAGTGTCTCTTTCGTTGTTAGATGCAAGTGGCAATCAAATCGTGAGTAGTGTAGAATCTATTCCAGGTGTAACCGCAGCAGGTACGTATACAGGAGTATATAACGTAACAGCTTCGGAGGATGCATACTATTATGCTTTTCAGGCATCATTGATAATGACCGCCCCGATAGGAGGTGTAGATGCGGATGTAACTTTTGAGAACGCAGCCACTTCGGCAAATATACCTTTAACTGAAACCAAGACCTTTAAGGTTGAGTGTGGTTGTGCAGGATATGAAATGCGTTTAGGCTGGGTTAATTATTTAGGGGGTATAGATTACTGGAACTTCACAGCACAAAAGGAACTTGGTGTAGATGTGTTTAGAACTGAGCAGGTAAAAGAAAATATATTACTCATTGATTGGGTAAACGGGGATACAGTGCGCAAAGAGGTAAAGCGGGAATCCCGGGAGTATATGGTTATACGATCACAGTACTTAACAGAGGATGAGCTAAGGGCTATACAGTATTTACGATCTTCGGTATTAGTGCAGCAGATTATTTCCCCTGGACAAAGGCGAACTGTACTAGTGGATAACAATTCTTTCGTTTCCTTTCAGGAAGGGGATAAGTTGTTTAGTCTTGAGTTTAGAATTTCATTTACAGATGATATACCAGTACAAAACGTATGATAATTTCCTTAATAGACGGATCAAAAGTAGACTCTCGCTGTATAGAGTTTGTTAGCACGGTATACCTGGGTAATTATTTTTTAATATATACCACAGGGGGGCATGTAATAAAAATGACCTATGGCTCTACATCCGCTGCGACTGTGGATAGAAACAAAATAGTAAACTCCTGGTAGGTATGATCAAGATAGGTAACGAGTACTTAGATTATGATGAACCTATAGACGTTGTACGTAAGGTAAAACTTTTTGAGGCTATTGGGGAAATACAAGGGGACTTTAGTTACCAGGCGGGAGCACCGGACACAACACACAACAGAAGGTTGTTAAAGTTGTACAGTCCTACGCAGAGTGATAAAATAATATATTCTAAAATTCCTGCGAGCATAGAGGGAGAGGATGGGGTACCCGTACATATAGGGTATATATACATTGAAAGTATCAAAGCAGGTGTAATATACTTTTCGTTTTTCTCCGGTAATTCAAATTGGGTAGAACTTTTAAATACGCCTTTACGAGATTTAGATTGGTCAAGTTATGATCAGCTTGTAAACCAAGCGAACATTATATCAAGTTTTGGTAATGAGGAGGGTGTTATATATCCGTTAATAAATAATGGATTGCTGGGTAAGCGGGGGTATATAAACCTGGTAGATGACGATTTCAGACCATTTATATACGTTAAGAACGTGATCGCGGATATGCTGGCTAAGAACGGTTTCAAGTTATCGGGGTCTATATTGAAGGATGATGTGTATGGTCACTTAATTACTTCTCATAGTGAGGATACTATTAGTGATGAAGACGTAGAGGAGTATAGATCGATAGTGTTTAAGAACACAGGAGACGTGTACGGTAATGGTACTGCGGAGCAGTTTACTTTTGATGAAACTTCGCAGGCTGGACCTTATTGGTCAAGTAATTCATACACAGCCCCAATACGTATGAACGTGAATGCCAAGCTGACTTTTAAACATCAGTTGTTTGGTGGTGAGGCGACAATGAATATAAACTTAAGACGTAATGGCTTTACAGTAGCTACATTTCAAGCATACTATAATAACGCTCAATGGGGCGGGGTGCCTTATGGTATAAAAGATGGAACGTTGGAGTATGTGGTGACGTTGGATGTGGGGGATGTTTTAGATTACGAGATAACGGTAACGTCCAGTCTGGGGTCTGCTACTATATACAATGATTCCACCACGCTGATAATATCTGCTGTTAAGGTATTTAAATTATATACTTTTTCAATCCTGCCTGAGCAGACCTGTTCTGAGTTCTTGGTAAGTGTACTATCCTTGTTTAACGCTTTGGTTACTTTTGACGAGTTTTCCAAAACACTAAATATTGATTTGTTTAAGGACCTGAATAATACTGAACCCCTGGACATATCAGAGTATATAGATGATGACAGCATAGAAGAGAACTATACGTATTTAAATTTGGGTAATAAGAATACGTTTGTTTTTTCAGGTAGCAATAATGCATCTACCACAACACTTAGTATCGATGATGAGGAAGAAGAGACAGAGGACATAGAGCAGTATAACAACGCGAATGTTCTGGGGTATGGCGATGGAGAGGTGGACACAGGTAATACTATATTCCCAGATGTAGAAATATTGTCCGTGCCTTTTGCCCCTGTACCGGAAGATTCAAATAATCCTTTCAATGTGTCTTTAGCGAAAACAGGTTTCGTAGAAGCTGAGTTGATTGGTGATGAAGAGGACATAACCACGGTGACCAACTCTTTAGGTATACCGCGGTTTGCTATGGATAATTCCGAAGGTATAGTACAGGATGGCTTTTTAGTGCGTATTAGTAAATCCACAGTACCAAGTTATAATGGTGATTGGGTTGTATCTTCTTATACCTCAACATACTTCACTGTACAGGGTTTGGATTTTGTTGCTATAACAACGGCTAAGGTTCAAGTGATCCGAATCAATACTGTAAAGTCTGATCAGGTTATTTTATACGCTGTGCCTGGGGTTACTATCGATAAGTTTACTCGGTCACCATCTTGGTTTTTAAATGAGACTAATTTAACACTCGGGGCCACTGCATATTTTAATATGCCTCATCAGGGGCTATATATTGATCGTTATAAGTTTGCAGTATCTTTCGGGGATATAAACGCCCCGGACCATAGGCAGTTAAATCTTATTAGCAGGTATTGGGGTGACTTTGCGAATATTGCAAATGATCCCGTAGTTATATTGGTCAACGCTTATCTTCCTTTATCCGTGTATAGAAAGATAGATTTTAAAAGGTTTGTATACTTGAAAACTTCAAAATTTACAGGTATATTTTACTGCAATAAAATTACGTCCTACAACTATTCTATACTGGAATTGATTAAAGTAAGGTAATGGCAACGGAGAAAGAAGAGATAATTTTAGAGGTTAAGATTGACCAGCAGCAAGCTGAAAAGGATTTGGCAAAAGTGGAAAAGGCCATACTGGATAATCGTGCGGCTGTGAATGAGTTATCGAAGGCTTATAAAGCGGGCACCATTACTCAGGATGAATTCATAGAGGAAAGTATACGCCTGCAGGCCAATCAGAAAAAAGAGCAGGACCAAAAGCGTAATCTCATACGCCTCATTGAAACGGAAAGCAATTCCCGTAATGCTTTGAAGGCTCGTATATCTCAGCTTGTAAAAGAGTATGATAACTTAAATCGGGGTACCGCAGAGGGAGCCAAGCGCGCGGAGGTACTTGCTAAAGAGTTGAAAGAACTTAATGCGCAAGTGTCCGAGACTTCAAACAGTGCTGGATTATTCAAAGATCAAATTGGTAACTATCCTAAAGTTTTTGGAGAAGCAGCGAAGAGTATAAATATAGCTGGGGTATCTCTGGGGGATGTAGCCGGAAAGTTAACATCCTTTATAAATCCTGCTACTGCACTTGTGGGTGTGATTGGATTACTTGGTAGTGCTTACGCAAGCAGTGCCCAGGGTGCAGAAGCTTTTGCCCGAGCACAGAATAATTTACAAGCCGGTTTGGATGTGTTCAATAATCGTGTGGGTAACTCTTCCGGTGGTGGATTAATTAGCAACCTGATAGGTAAGTTTGACTTGGGTATTGCCTTGGCCAATCTTACATCTTTGACTCGTGAAGAAGCAGAGCGTAATAAGGCTCGTGTACGTGAAGCTGAATTTGAATTGAATTACCAAAGGTTACTATCCAAAGAGTTATTGGTTCAGCAGGGGTTAAATAAAACTCGTGAACGGGATGCTGAAAATTTTAGACGCGTTCGGGATGACGGTGAGAAGTCCTACCAGGAAAGATTAGAAGCCGTAGAGGGTGTAAAGAAAGAACTTGAGGGTATAGATACACAGACAGTATATTTGCTCAATGAGCAAATAAAGTCCATCAAAACTTACGCGGAGCTCACAGGTAAGACCAATGATCGGGAAATACAAATGCAAATCATTGAGCTTAAAAATGAGATAGCCGATAAGCAGGAGGAAATAAATGGAAAGCTTACGGAAAATATAGCAGCAGAGCGGTCAATACGTGCTGAGGTATTAGCCAACGAGCAGGCGTATAACGATCTGTTAAAAAAGATGAACGAGATTGCAAAGTATACTCCTCCACCAACTCCGGAAAAACGTCAGCTTACAGATGAGGATAGATTAAGTCAAAGTAATACTGAGGTTACTGCCTCTGTCATAGCAGCCCCTACGGATGAGGAGTTGGATATACTTTCAGAACAATACGCAAAGGCTTTGGAAAGTTCTGATGAGTATTACGCACAACGTATGCAGCGGGATGCAGAATATAGAAAGTGGTGGGAGGAGTATCAAGCTGCATTGGCAAATACTCAAATAGAACGACAAAAAGAAACCTTTGAAAGTTTTCAAGGCTTTTTTAGTGCCTTAAGTGGTTTGTTTGATGAAGCTACCGCAGAACGTAAAGTATTTGCCCTGGCTTCTATTGGTATAGATACTGCGGAAGCTATAGGAGCTTTGGTTGCAGCTTCTGAATCTAATTCTTTAAATGGATTAACATTTGGTGGTGCGGGTATAGCTCAGTATATATCGGGTCTTGCGCGTATCTTGGCGAATGTAGCCGCAGCAAAGCAATATCTTAATTTCTGGGATGGTGGGTACACTGGTTCAGGGGGTAAGTATGAATTTGCAGGATATGTACACAAAGGGGAATACGTAGCACCACAGCACGTTATGAATCGTCCGGAAGCGCAACCGCATATATCTGCTTTGGAAAATATGCGTTTAAAAGGTTATGCGGATGGAGGTATAGTTACTGGGGCTGCAACATCAGAGGTAGATACTAGTCTGATGACCATGAACGCTTTAAAAAATATGCCCCAACCCGTGTTAAGTCTTAAAGAATTTCAAAAAGCTTATAATAATTTATTGATCAAAGAATCAAATACCAGTTTACGAAAATGAGCTTGACCAAATTTAGCCGTGCATTTTGGGAAACCGCTGTGAAGTATAAGGGTGCAAAGCCCGAAGTACTACGCGATTATGATATATTGAAAGACCGGGAGAAAGGCAAGACCCTTACGCAATGTGCTATAAAGCATGACGTAACCCGAAAGACTGTTGCCTCTATACAAAAGAAATACCGGTAACGCATTACTACACCACTAGATATACTACACTAAGTAAATATAGATATTAGCTCCCTGATGAACGAGGGACATATCTATATTGACGATGTAATAACACCTGACAACCATCTTCGGGTTAAGCAGCAAATTGCTAAGCTTGGGGACATTTCAAAGTTGGTAGTGCATATTCAATCCCCAGGTGGTTCCGTTTATGGGGGATATAATACTTTTCACGTTTTAAAATCCTTGGGGGTTCCCATCAAAACCATCGTAGAGGGAGAGGCACAAAGCATGGCTTCCTTCCTGGCTATTGCCGGTGATGAGGTAGAAATACGTAACCCGTCTGTATTTATGATTCACATGCCCAGCTTGGAAATGGCGGGGGATGCCGATGATTTGCAGAGTGGTGCTAACGAGCTACGGAACATTGAGGAGTTTATGATTGAGGCATATGCCAATCGGTCTAAAAAATCCCCTGATGAGATTCGCGAACTGATGAAAAAAACCACCGTGTTAAACGCTACGCAAGCGGTGGAGAATGGTTTTGCAGATAGAGTTCTGGAACCATTACGAGCCGTGGCACTTGGAAAATCTATATCTATGAAAGTAACAAAGGAAATTAAAGAAGTATTCGATCGTATGGCCGCGATGTTTACAGACATGGGTACAAAACTCAGTGGTCCCACGGCTATGGATTTGAAATTGAAAGATGGCTCTACGCTATTCATTGAATCGGAAGATGGTGAGTTTGTGGGTAAGCCTGCTAAGGTTGGCGATGCGCCTGCTCCGAATGGTGAGTACATGCTTGAAGATGGGCGTATCCTGATCGTTGAAAACGGATTGGTAAAGGAAATCAAAACTTCCGAACCTCCTGTGGACACCCCTGAACAAGCAGAAATCAAAGCTTTGAAAGCTCAAGTGGCAGAACTTACAGCCAAAGCCCAGGAAGCTGAAACAGCAAAAACAACTGCTGAAGCATCTCGCCAGGAGACTGTACAGATGTTTAGCAAACTGAAAACAGATTTCGAAGCCTTGCGTACGCAGACCCTCGGGGATGATGGTAAACCTCCTCGTGGTAAAAAAGAACCGGATATGGGTAAACCAAACTCCAAGGATCAGTTTAATAAGGAAGCACAGGAAGAATTGCTGGATTTACCCGGCAT